ACTCAAACGTATGGGCCTTTTAATTCTCAAGGCCGGGCAGTCATCACTGCTGTGTCGGGCGATGTGAATTACGCAGCAAAGATAATTGCTAATGAAGCAAAGCAAGTGGTGTACTCTAATGGAGTATTGATTACTGACGAGGGGGTGCCTGTTGCGGGTGGCGCTGGTGGGGTTGCTACTCTGACGGAAATTGTTAATTCGTATGAAGCGAACAGGGTTAACAATGCGCGGATCAATGCCACTATTCGATCAGTTCCACTGGTCAGCGACGTTGTTTATGCCGACACTGCGGCTGCCAATACCGCATTTGCCGCTGCTAGTAATGCCAACAAGGCCGCAAAAGTCGGCACATCAGGCAGCTACACGATCAATATCAGTGATGGAACGTCGTATGTTGCAACGCCAAATGTAGTCGGGTATCTGAATACCGGGGTGAGCACCACGGGGTACACAAATCAACTGACAACATACCCGACAAATGTATACCCTGACAATAACGGATTTGCTCCGCGCAGACCAATCGCAATGGTCGGTGGAATAGCAGTCAACGCATCGGGTAATGGGTATACCGGAACCTGTGGTTGGAAATACTCAACAGCAAACGTATTAGCAAATAGCACCTCACGTATTACGTTCTCGACAAATGAGCCGAAACCGATTTTTGGTGTTCAGAATGCCGCTTATGGGCACCGAATCACCATTAATGACGGAACAGGGTTCAAGACGATTGTCGATCCATTTGCCGCACCATCAAATAACGGTGGAAGCCTAATCTCTGCTGTATCTGCTAACGTAGGTGGCAACGGCTACATTCAGTTTGACCTGTCTCAAATTGGTGGGCGTAAGCAACGCACATTCCAGTTGATCTGTGGCCAGCAGGGTGCCCTTATTGGCCTGCACATCTCTGCACTATCCACAATGACTGAGGTTAACATCGGTGCTAGCGCCCTGTTATTGACTGATAGCCTAGGGTTGTCAGTTAAAAACGGGACGGTGCGGGATGCTTACCCAAACGTGCTAGCCGATTATATCGGACTACACGCCCTGTTTGCTCTGAGCGAGGGGGGGACGGGATTCGTCGCAGATTCATCAGGCACTGCACGCACTCATATTGATAAATTGAAATACGCAGCTCTTTTGCCGCAGCTGAAAGAAATTCAATTTGGCGCAATGCAAATGAGCGTTAATGACGGCGGTCAGGCGCCTCTGGTGACCAGAGTACTTGAGGCTATTGCCTACGCCAGGGCAACATGGCCTAGAAAATACTGGTTCATTCTTGGAGCTACGGCCCCAAGCGTTACAGCAACACAGGCAACCCTTGTAGCCGATGAGGTGGCTGTGGCTTCGGCTATTGCAGGGCTAAATGACCCATTGGTTGTGTTCATTCCGCTAATGTCCAGTGCTAACGGGCAGCCTATTAAAGGGACAGGGAACACGACAACTCCAGTCGGTGACGGCAATTCTGATTTGCTGTTCGATACTGGCGATCAGGTGCATTTCAATACATTTGGGCACAGTTACTGGGCGCGGGATGTTGTGGCACCCGCATTGGTTGGTGCGATGCGGAAGGTAATTACACAGTAACCCCCACACCCCGCCCCTTCGGCGGGGTTTTTTACGTCTTAAACAAAGCCCCGTTCTAGGAACATCCTCTGCCCTTCTCCACTTGAGAGGGCCACACCATCTGTTTCAAGGCGTCGACATTCCTGCTCAAATCGGGTGGCATACATGATGCCAAGGCTGTTTTCCGATCCTTGCCCCACCGGTGAGAAGATGCGAGAGGCAATAAAACACAGCAATGCCTGCAAGAACTGGTAAGGCAACCCTACTTCATAGGTCGCAGGATTGAAGCCAGAAGATGTCACTGTGATCTTCGGATGGGTTGCCCGGTAGACCACTTCCAGAGAGCTTGTCTGCAGTTCCACAGGCAGATCAACCGACCGGTTCACGATCACTTCAGGCACAACCAAAGTACGCAACTCGGGAGTCTGAATAGCCCAGGCATTGAACTTGTCATTGAGAGCCAATTCCGTACCCGCTTCAGTGCGTACCTTGTGCAGTTTCACAAAATCAGCAGCCTGTACGGTGTAGACCGTGGTACCTGAAACCAGGTTAATAACCTCACTTGCCTCCTTCAACAAGAACCGTTGATAGAGGTTTGCCAGGCCCAGGTTGATGTGCCCTACCAGCAGATGCCAGTTGCTTGCATCAATCACACCTTGGTTTGCTCCTCCAATGCTGACTTGGTTCAGCTCAGTGCTGGACAGTTGTTCAAAGATTTCTTGAAGTTTCATAGTGATTCACACAATATAAGAAGACAAACGGCTGCCAATTTCCTCTTCCATGTCCGACTCCCAGTAATCCCCTCCACTGGAAGATTTCATGGGTGCTTCAATACTTGGCTTCCATGGAGTCAGGGAAGACAGCATAGAGATGGTGTCAATAAAGTCATCATGCTTAGACTTGAAGCCAGATGCCGAAGCCAAGGAAAGCTCAGTGACCCCTTCTTGCAAGGCCTCTTCATTTTTTCGTTCAAGAGGGAAGTAAACCTTTCTGGCTTTGAACAATGGCACCACTGTATTGAACCGCACCATCTTGTTGGTGTTGGGGCGAATACCGGGCATGTTGCTATTGCCTTCAGAAGCCAGTGGAAAGTAGATGTTCCTTTCCATCATCTGCTCTTGAATCCATGGAATGAATCCCCCCTGCTGGCCTGTCACTTCAATACCGACTTGCTGGGGCCTGAACGTCTGTGCGTACTTGAACAACGCATCAACGTTTTTGTCCATGAGCTGGCGTTTGCACAGGCCATCCACCCAAAACCAATCACCGTTGTTGTTGTAGGCCCAGACACTGATCACCGAATAGTCGGCACTTTGTTTCACACTGGTGGCAAAGTCAGTGGTGATGTAGAAGTTGAACCGTGACTTGTTCTTCATCACGGCATCCAGTCGATACCACCCAATATCCGAATCCAGGATCATTCGATCCTCTTCAGACATGATTCGCAGCATCAGTTCTTGGTTAAAGGTGTCGACCTTACCCAGCTTGAGAGCATTTTCGTACTGCTCTTTCACATACTCGTATGTGAAGCGGTCTGGCCAGGAACCCCGGAAATCCTCTTTTGAGCAAGGAAACTGTTCACAAACAGGGAACACGTTGACCAGCCAAGCTCCTGATTCAACCGCTTTGTACAGGGGATCACGGGCATTGAATGGTGTACCTGACCAGATGATGATGTTCTTTTTCGGGTGCAAGGCGTAGGTCACAGCCTTGTAAACCGTATCTTCCACGGCTTTGATCACCGTATCAGAGCGAGCATCTTCGTCACTGATCAGGTCGTCGAGTACGGCCAACTGGGGCCGTTTACCCATTTCCTTGGCACCACGGACGCCCGTTTTGGCTCCGTAACCCTTAACGATAAGCAGCTTGCCGTCGACGTTTTTAAACTCCCAACGGATGTCTGTGAAGTGAATCCGGGGGACATACTGCTTGAGGAATTCAGAGTTATCCCAACGGAACTCCAAGTTCTTTCGCATGTTCTTGACTCCGTTTTCAATGGAGTCAGATACATACAAGGCCAGGTCAATTTGCCCAAAACCAGGCAAATCGCCGTAGGTTGCCAGGTACAGGAACAGGTATTCACCCATCACTGTGGTCTTGGCAATACCCCGATGACACAGGTTGATGACTCGCTTGCCACCCTGGGTCAGGGTATCCAGCATGTAATAGTGAACCAGGGGGGTCTTGTTCTCTTCCCCTTGGTCACCATTGACCAGCTTGATGAAAGTCACGAACTCAAGTGCAAACTCACTTGGAACGTAGTCAGCCGGAATACTGTAGCTTGTGGAGTTGAGGTAGTCCTCAACTTTCCACGGCATCCCATCAGCGTGCAAGCCTTGTGCCATCACTCAACCTGAGAGAGTTTTTCTCGCAAGGCGTAACCCATCAAAGGCCACACCTTATTGACTGCGTTTTCGCGTGCGATCTTGCGACCAATTTCAGCATTGAAGTTCTCGGGGCTGGCACAGGCAGATTCGCCGGTCACGGTGAATCCGTTGCGCAGCACCAGCACACAGAAGGTGAGCAGATTCAGACTTTTATTGTTGGTGACGGGTTGGCCGCTTTGGAGAATCTCCGCCCCAAAAATACCATCCCCAGCCGTGAAGTAATGCTCACTGACGATGTTGGCTTTCAGGTCGTCCTGGGTAACACGAGGGGCCTTGTCAGCACCCTGGGC